ATTGCCGGTGGACGTTCCGGGATCTTCAACGCCATCGCTCGCAACGAACGACCCGTCACCAATCACCTGGGTTGTTGCATCACTGTTCGTGTACTGACTGGAGTCTTCGATCTGGATAACGCTTGATGCAAGTCCTACAGGTGTCCAGCCGCCGCCTTCATGGTTGTACTCCAGGGAAAACTGATTGTTCTTCGAATCACCGCCAGCGGTTTCCTGGATCTCAAAGCGAACTCGAAATGCTACATCAACAGCTTGAGTCCAGTTAGTATTTAATGCAGCACCACCATTCCAAGTGTCTACATTAAGACCAACATCATCGTCTCGCCCTCGAAACGCTTCCTGGTCCAGTACTGGAGTAATACTGTCCACTAGCCATCCTTATCCGTTGATCGACGCTGTGGATTACGGGGCTTTGGAAAGTCAGGATCTTTTGTAGCTCGTACTAAGATCTCTTGCCATTTCTCTCTAGCGATACCAACGCCAAACTTGAGCCATGGACACTGTGCTCTAAGCTGTGGGCCGATATCATTAGTATGAGCTTTATCTTCTGCATCGCCATTCGGCTGTGCGTAATAGTAATTAAGACCATTTAGAACGTACCGTCCATAGTCTTTATCAGTTACTACTACGCACACAACTCCGTCGCTAGGAGCATCATTCCAAGATCCATCAAGATCACTGAAGGTTGTACCATCAGCGTAATAGATCTTCCAGACCATTATCCACCAGCTGTGCAGGTCAGATCATAGGTGAATTGAATGCTATCACCGTTAACGACATTAACAGCAGTGAAATCATGGCGGTCCATAAGAGTCGCACTACCCCAAGTAGAATTGTTCCCAACTCCATGCTCAGTAATTGCTAGAGTTCCAGTATATGGCACTGTAGCAACTGATTCGTAAATCACTGAAGTATTCTCAACTTGAGTTCCGGACACTGGAGCAGGGCAACCTGTAGTGTTAAAGGTAGCATTAGAATCGCCGATGGCAGCAGGCGTAGTATCAATACCACTTTGATGCCATCTGTAATCGCCCCATGTACTAGTTTCGGTGATGAGTTCATCGACCATGTCTTCGCAAAACTCTGTCGTTACAAGATTAGCGCAAACTAGACCATGATCAACTTTTGAACCATCTCTTTTATTATGGACTAGATAGAGACGACCGCAGAATTTGATGTAATTATATCCAGGTCGTTTGTGTTTATGGACTCTTTCGTAGAGCCAACCTGCAAAATTTTTGAGCATTACGTGTAGAGCTCCTTGTCAAGAATGACGTACTTAATCCAGATATAACCGGCCCAAGGATCTGCTAGTAGAACGTTCAATTTAATTTGACCTTGGCATACTTTTCTACCAGTATGTAATTCAGTTGCTCCTGTATTTGCAAGTTGTATTGTTCCTACAGGAGGATGCCAGATCGCAGTACATGGCGGAGCAGGTGCTTGAATCTCTGCAGGAATACCTGAAAAAGATCCTGTCCAATGTTCGGCTCCCCATTGGGAAGCATTAGCTCTGTTATGGTTATTGTATAACGCAGTTTGGTCATCAGGAGTTCTTATTTGAAAAGTAATACCTGTGCCATCAGTATGCGAATGTACTTGACACCCGAATTCAGTAATTTCAATTTTTGAAGCGTACGTTGTAAAACCAATAGCTCGTGATGAAGCTATACCAGAAAACTTTCCTCTAACAGTTTTTGGTTTTAAATAGCCATAAGCTTGAGATGCTGTTAATGACATTATGTATAAAGCTCCTTATCAGTGATAAGGTACTTAATCCATAAATAACCCGTCCAGCTCGTTCCAGTTAACGATGATCTTACTTGCGCTTGGATTACTTTTTTAGAGCTGATAGATTCAGTATACGTAGAAGAAAGATCAGCCTGCACGTTATCATTTTTAGGGCGCCAAATAGATACTCCAACAGCATCTAAATCGAATGCTGTATCTATATCGTACGCCGTAGTCCAATTAGTAGGAACTGTTGCATCATGAGGACCAAGAGAAGTTCGTTGCCTCAAAATTAGAGGTATGGTTGTTACAGTATCAACAGCTGATACCATAATACCAACTTCAGTGATCCTAATTCTACTTGCATGAACAGTAAATCCAGCGGCACCTTGTCCAGTTTGTGCTACGTATGCTTGTCTAACAGTTTGTTCGCATAAGTGATCTGATTGTCGCCCGTTCATTACGGACTCTTAACGAAATACTTGATCCAGAGCGAACCTGAGAAAAGGGTAATTGAATTATGAGTAGCTACAAGTTGAATTTGAATAATCTGACGTGCAGGACTGTTAACATCATCTTTGTAATCAGATGTTACAAGAATTCCACCTGGAGGTCTGTAAATCGCAGTACCAGCAGCTGCAAGATTATAACTAGCACCGGGATCCATAATGTTAGTACGATCAGACATAGCAGGATCATCTAAATCATGCTGTAATAGATCACTTTGAAAAAGATCAATATCAACTGAAGTTCCTGTAAGTGCGGAATATTGATGTCCGATTTCAGTAACAATAAGTTCTTGACAAAGTTCGTTAATTGGAATTGCAAAACTATCTGTTGATGAATCAGATACCCAAGAATCTGATACAATTTGCTCGGCAAATTCTAAACTTGCTTGTCTGCCAGTAAGTGGCATTAGTTATCCTCCGCGATATTAAGGTTCTTAGGATTAATATCGACTGACTTACGTTTACGCATGAGAGGTGCCATATCCGCTGAGCAATCTCTCATAAAGTTATCTTGTTCTTTACGTTTTCCGCCCATTAATCGGTGGTCTTCAATATGTAGACTTTGAATAAATTGGCGGCTATTAGCAAAATACTTAGTATCACATTTAAATAATTGGATCAGAGTCCTATTATCTAAGGGCCTGTACTCTTCGGTAGACGATTGGACGGTCAAAATGTATTTACCCTGACGCCAAATTTCCCATTTGCATCTAGCTGGATTCCATCTCGGTTCGAGATCGGGATCTAATACGTGCAATCGTTCAAGAAAAGCGGAGTCGACATACTTATGCGTACTTACGTATGGTTTGCCATCTGCATGCCTGGTAATCATTTTGACCGTCCTCTCGTTTTACTGATTGATTCCAGTGAGACGACCATGCACGTTACAGCGCTTGGTACCCATCTCAAAGAACCAATACAAAGTTGCTTCATATGCAGGATAATTGGTTACCCGAGTAAGAACTGCACCGTCTTCGTCCATAAACTGGAGACCAGCTTGCTGGAAAAGACTGATATAGTTCAAGTTCAAGAAGAACAAGTTCCCTTTGTGAGCTTCCGTGTCAGGAACAAGACCCAGACCATGGAACTCAGGACCCTTGAATCCACCTTTGTACTCGATCGTGTTAACAAAACGGCGATCAGTTTGAAGAATCGCGGCATACTTGTCACGAGCTTCATAGGAACCAACAATGATAGTGGGATCCATACCACTTGCTTTCTGGATAGACGTAAGAATCTGCTGCATAGCAGTTTCCGTAAGATCACCAGAACTCGTTACAACGTTAGACTGCCAACGTGTATTTTCAGCGGATGAACGATCGATACCTTGATAGGTACCAGTTGCACTAACCATTGCCATGAGACCGGTAATTTCTTGATCTTTATTACCACTAAGATAGATGTTATCACCGTCAGCAGTAGCCGTTCCAGGAGCAACAGCATACGTGAAAGTGTTACCATCAACAATACTGGCAATTTCAAGACCTTCATTATCTCGAGTCGTTGTGGTATACGTATCGATTTTCATACCAACTTCGAGGTACTTAGTAAATTCTGAAGAATCGAGCGGTGCAGTCATTGCAGCATTATCGATATCCTGAGTCACGGTGGAGTTGGCTCCACTACACTCAGCAATACGACCTGTTCCATCGAGGAACAACTGACGATTGATGTCTTTAGGAAGATCTTCCATAAGACCTTCAGTTTCGACATCAAGTACCGTATCATACGATCCGGCAGTATTCTTACTGGCAGTCATTGCATGGAGTGTGACCAACAGACGTCCAAATGAATATTTCATAGGAATCTGTGCACGGGCACCACGCTGATAACCAGGATCAGGAAGTGCTTGACGATCACCTCTCATGCCGATTCCCCAGTTACGACCAAGTAACACGGGGCAGTAAGCATACGAACCAGAAACGTCTTTTTCATTTCTTTCAATGTTCGCTAGGAGAACCCGAGCGTTATTTTTCTGTTCTTCCATTCCTGGCAAATAGAACTGCTTTAGAGCAAATTCAATTTCACCAGTTCCAGCCGATTGGTCCCAACTTGAACCATGGCCAGCATCAGTAATAGCCATTTATCTATTTCCTTCCTTGCTCCGATGCCTTAGCGCGAGCAGCACGCCAAGTTGCATACTGCTTCCTGGCATCATCAAGGCTTTTAGGTTTGTTAACAGTAATAGATGGAGAAACTCCATCCGAAGATCTGACAGTCGGCGGAATAGTCTTTTTAGTCTTTAAGTCCTTTTTAAGTTTGCCATCCTGTGGATTGAGTCCAGCCGATTTAATTTCCTTAATAACATTAGCTACAATCACAGGAACTGGATTATTTGCATCAGTTCTTAGGGCCGAATCTAGCATTCTCTGTGCTAATGGACCAATTTTTTCATCATTAAAGAATTCTTTGTAATCTTCTTTTGCTCCGTCAACATGTTTCTGAAATTGTTGATAATTAAAGAACTGATCAACACGAGAAACTCGTTCATTAATTGACTTAACTCCAGTAATGAGTTCCTTCACTGTCCTAGCAATTCCATGCGGATCATCTTCTGGTTTAACATCAATAAAATCTTTGATATCGATTTCAGTATCGCCAGCTTCAGTTTTCCGAATACTTCCTGGACTAAGAGCTGAAATTTGTTGAGTTAGAGCTTCGACTTGCTTATTTAGAACTTTAATTTCTAAATTTGCTGCATCAGCTTCTTCACTAGATGCAATGGCTTTTGGCTCTGCAACAGGTTCAATTACTCCTGATGGAGTATGTGCTTCAGCTCTACGTCCTGCTCGACGAAGTTGCTCAGGATCTAAAGGAACCGTCATTGTTTCTTGTTCTGGATCAGGTTGATTTACTTGGTGTTGATCGCCTTCAGGTGTGATTAATTGTGTACCATCAAATTCGCCAAGAGGTTTACCGTCCATCATCAATTTTAAGCCCATTTTCAAACTCCTTACGTGGTCATATGATGCTCGATGATAATCTCAACGGCATCTTCAACTGGAAGATCATCAGAAATGTGGAGCCCATGCCGACTAGCGTAGGCTTTTAAAACTTCAATACTGGCATCGTTCGGATCCCATTCATCATCGTCCCAAGGATCTGGATCAGGATCATCAGCTTGCTTAGGAACCTCAGGTTCTTTAGTTTCAGTTGGCAGATCTACTTCATCTGATCTGCAAATCTTGTCCTTATAATCGTTATGCTTAATAGCTAATTCATACGCACCGAGTGGAATGTCTTTCTCGCCCTTAGGACCAAAATGATAGGGAGTATGTCCATCCCAAACGCATATATCTTTATCCGTAAGATTTGTTACAAGAATCCTTGCCATAACTAAGATCTCCTATTATCCGTAATTTCCTGGCGGTTTACTTAAAGTACCATTCGTTCCTGAACCAGCCATTGTAGGTGATCGCCTTTGAACTCGATTGCCTCCTTGACCTCCAGGTGTTCCGTTTTGTTGGTCATCCTCCATACCGTCCATAGCAGCCGAAATTGGACTTCTTTCTGGATTACCCATGAATTCCATATGTATACTTACATGAATATCAAATAGTTGTTTAATTGGATCGGGTAAGCCATAAAATCGTTCGCTCTTTCTAAACCTATTGTGCTGCCTTATATGAAGAACATGATTCTCGTAATGTGCAGGCACGATCTGCTCACCAACCGCTAAATAGAGGTTCTCTCTATTTGCCCGCGACACGTCAAGATTCTCTTCCTCAGACATGGCTTCCAAAGGCATAGTAGTTCTAAGAAGTTCAAACAACCGGTGTGTATCTGGTTGACCACTTTCGTCTGTAAACACACCCATGTTAAACAGATCAAGGTACGTTGCTTGTAATGCCGCTTTACTTTGAGGCATGGCGCTACCAGGTACAACCCTGATATTTGTCGAGATATCATTAGAACTGAATATCACGACCTCAGCCATGTCCTGAACTTTAGTGGACTGCAGCATTCTAGCACCAGAATAGAAATGTTTAGCGAAAGCGAGTTTTAAAAGAGCTACTCGTCTTTTTGCATGCTCGTAATTCTGGACAATAGGAGCGAGAGAGGTATCATCTTGTTCAAGTAAGTAATTGATAGCGATACCGGACTTGACTCCTTGGGGAACTTTAGCTCTAGAAACTTCGTGAGATCCGCTGACCGTATCCATGTCAAGGCGGTTTCTTTCAGTTTCTCGTTCGACTTGTTGTGGGAGAGCCATGGCTGGGAAGATATCAGGACCCTTAATTCCTGTATACTCGAGCAGTTGGCCATGAATATTTGCAACCTCTTCAGAATCAAGATTTGCAGTCTTAGGAGCAATGATCTTATTACGACCAACCGTTGCTCTGTTCTGCACCATATCTGTAATTGTCTTATTGTATTCAGCTTGAAGTGGCCGCATAGGTTCGATCGGAGAGATTGACCAGTAACGACCAGGAGCCTCAATACATCTAAAACGAATGAATGGGATACCTTCTAGTGATCTGAGAGGTTTAATAGCATGCATTGCATCGTAGAATGGATTAGGTTCGTTATAAAGGACGCCATCAGGACCATTACCTGCTGCAATGATCAAACGTCCTTTGGGATCCTTACGTGTGGGTTTCTTCCACAGTTCCATGTAATACGTTAATTCTTCTGATCTTTCTGTAAGATTCTTAGCAATACCAGTGCTAGAACCAATATCAGGATTGGCAAGACCGAGAAGTCTCTGTTGAAACTGATTGGATACGGCGATTGCAGAATAAGGAGTGATATCCTTTGCACGACGGCCCCACTTCAGTTTAACATCTGATGTTTGCATAATTTTAACATGAAGCAAATCTGTTGCTCCGTGTTCAGTCTTGGCATGTTCTGGCACGAATACTTCGAATGAAGGAACTACATCGTCGTATACGTCGCCGTCATTATAACCGACTTGCTTTCCGCCACCCATTGGGTTGAAGCCCATGTCTCCTAATTCACCCATAGGTTGTTCAGCAAACTGAGAAAAACTATCCATTGTTTGGTCAACGACTTGATTTTGACCTGAATCAGGATCAAAGCCAATCTTACGAAAACAATCGCCACAAGTTAGAAACCAAAGAGCGGTTGATTGATCAAGTTCATCTTCGTTATGAATTTCTCTAAACTCTTCTAAAAGAGATTTAGATACTGTAGCGGAATAAAGATCTTCTTCAGTCCAACCTGCTGGAATCGCGTCCATGATAGGACGGTTCTTAATCATTTTCGCTAGAAGATTACGAATGCGGGGTTGGATTTGGTTTGAGGTAAGTCTGAGATTATTAGCAGGGTTATCTATTTGACTTAATTCGCCAGAGGCTATATTATAAATAGTCCACTGGAATCCGTAATAAAATGCGAGATTAAGGAACATGTTACCTTCAAACGGTAACTTAAAGTTCCGCCATCTCTCAAATCTACTATGGATATCGTTCCAAGCCGAGTCACGGCTTTGAACTGTTAATCTTGCCATTAATCCACCCTTACTGGTTGATCGACAATAGTACCAGCTAAACTAGAATCCATTTCAGTTTGGAGTTTTCGAAGCTTAGTAGCTGCGTCAAAAGCCCCATTTTCAGGATTTAGGTTGTTAGGAGGATTAACTGATAGCGAGAGTGTATCTAATTTCTTATGTAATGATTCTAACATAACCAAGATCTTCTGTAAACGCTTATTTTGCCTTTTAATTAGAATATTTTGCTGGTGTTTGTTTTTCCAAAACATAGGAAATCCTTTCCCTCCCCCGAAGGGGAGGGTATTTAATTAGCTCTTTTTAATGGAGGTACTCGTTCCACCACCAGATTTTGCGACTGGAGGTTTTTGATGCGGAGGAATCTGTCCACTCTTAGGACCGGATCCTGCGTAACTACCGACGGTTGGTTTGTTCATTTCGTTTCCTTTTCATCTGTTCTAAGAACTGAAGTTTTTCTGCTTCAATTTCGTCAAATTTAGTAAACCATTGTTTTCCTGCTAACTGTTTACTTCTTTTATTTCGTCTCTCGAGCATGTCCCATTTACGTTCATCTGGATGTTTAAAACCTGGTAACATTCTTTTGATTCGTTTATAGGGTCGAGATTTAGTCATTAAATAGTACCTAATGCAATCAACTGTGTGGTCATTAGCTTTTTCAGGTTCTTCAGGTTTATTCTTGAAGCGTCCTCGAACTCGTACATCTTTCCAACGATACTGAGGAACTTCATGAATTATATTTTCACAATCAGCAGTAAAGAAGATACGAGGAGATCCTTTCTTTTGAGTAAAAGGATTAATAAGATCTTTATCAATTTTAAAGTTATTTAACAGCATTTGAATTCCCGATTTTACATCATTGTCAGCTGGTACAAAATGAAGATCGTAATCAGCATAAAGATCTGCAACCGAGTGCATCCCACGTTTAGGATTTTGTAGAGTCAAGTTAAAGATCGCTGGATCTGCTAACAAGAACTCAGGAGAGTCAACATCATTAATTTCTAAGATCTTTCGCGCATGCCAATCTACAGTTTGACTTGCAGCGTAGTGTTCCTTGTAAATAATGTGGAATCCTTCAGGATGTACCGCACACCAGATGACTGCTGTGGGATTATTGGTCCCATGATCAAGCACGATTGTTCTTGGTTGCCATGAGTCAGGTGGATCAAAGGGCTCGATGATATGTTGGTCCTTGTCCCAAGTCGTAATGATTTGTCCAGCGAATGCTGCGGGATCACCATAGATATACCTCTTTACCCAATGTTCTGGATACGAGCTGACAAGATCGTCGACATAGTCATCGGGTAGATAGGGATTTTCAGTTGTAGGAGCTTGGATAAAGAGATAGTTGGGATCGTTTCGGTGCTGTACGCACCACTTGTGCCAAATCCAGTCATGGCCTTCGGGGTTAGTACTACCAAATCCAACTCTTCGAGGTACGTTGGTTCGTCTAAGGCGTGATTGGAGCATAAGAAATACATTTTCAGGTACCTCCGTCATTTCATCGATGGCAAACCAACCAAGATTCAGGGACTTAATCTTATCCGGATCCTCAAGATGCCTAAAGATGATTACCGAACCATTCTTAAAGATTAGTTTGTTTTCGGTTTTCTTGAAGTCCTCAATGACCTCGTCGGGACAGATCTGGAAGAACTCGAACATGCTTGTATCACGGAGCTCTGGATATGTGTAACGACCCATGAGGCCGTAGTTACCTGGGAATTCGAGTGAGAGTAACAGACACTCCCAAATAAGTGCGGTGGTTTTCCCTGAACCCACTCCTCCCATATAACATTTATATTTTGCAGATGATTCATGGTACAACTTCTGTTTCGGAAGAGGGCGATAATGATCGCTTAATCTGAACTCTTTATTTGCCATTGTTCTTAATCTTAGTTGTTACGACCCAGGCCCCTGCCCAGATCATTGACAGAGCCAGAAAATAGAACAGCCAGAACCGTATGTCCTGCACGTTGCCTTCTAGCACGAGACCGACTACCCGGAAGAAGAAATGTTCAAGGGCTTGTACTAGTTGTGCTGGCCAACTTTGGCTTGGGGCTGTACCTAACACCGATTAAGTACCTCGCTTCCGTTGTACTGCTGATCGTAGGTTCGTTATACCATTTGTAATCCTGTTTTTGAATCTTTGGCCAATCGGTAACGTAGACCGCTTCAATATAACTTGACCATCTCGGATTAATTCGATAGTCAAATTGCCCTGAAAAGATGCTTTGCCCTGCAGCGGCCCCGATCGACCACTTAGCCGGCTTAAACTCGAGCGGAGGCGGGCAAGGACCTTCTTGCTTTTGTTCTTGGACATTGATATCTACCTCACAGGCTTCAGTCTCACACTTGCATTCACACGTGACCTCAACCGGCACTGTGCCGTTGAGACCGACCAGTACAGTTTGCGGCTCGGTCTCCCCACAGTCATGTGCGTAGTAGCCTGTCCCAGCACCCGTCAGGAGCGAGATCGCGACCACTATAATAATGATATAATATTTCCTCACGAGATCGCCCATAGGAGCCCCATAACGATGACACCGATGAAGAACCCGACGACGATCCAGCCGTACTTAGGTGCTAGTTTCCCCATTGTTAACCTCCATGATTGCGACGTCCATAGGGACAGTCACGTTCGGACATTATGGCCAAAGCTGTTTTCATGTCTTGTAGTATCTCAGTTTGTTTTGCTGAAATCTCCACACAACGTTCTGAGTTTCTTTCGGTATTGAAGATAGCTCTTTTCATTGTGGCCTCAGATGCTGCGGCTCCATTAGCCATACGTTTGTCAATAGACCTTTCAATGATTTTAAACATGGCCAAGACCGCTGAGATTACGCCGCCGATAATGGTTGCATCTAGTGTGGTCATCTACACATCCAGATCATCGGGACCGGATCAAAAGCCGCACATGGAGACCCATATCCATTTGCATTGTAGGCACAGACTCGAATGAAGAGTATCATACCAGGGTTGTCCTCTATTGCCCAAAGAGCAATAAGTTCTGTGTCATCAAATGTCGTGGCTGACCCAACGTCGGTACAAAGGCCGAGGTTCCAAGACTGTGGATTGTAAGACCAACAAAACAAGTATCCCGTTGCGGTAGGAGCGGGGTCCCATGCCCAAAGTCCTTCATTTGATGTAGACTGTAATATAAGGATCGCGAATAACAGATTCTTGACGAGCGACATCTAGATCGTAGCACACACGTTCGACCTGCCTCCCTACGCCTGCTAGCATAAGCCGATCGCCCTTCTGAGGGACCGCGGACATGGTTATTGTAAACTCGGCATTATGGGTTTTAAATATGATCTTATTCATTAAAGACCCCTGGTAAGCACGCGGGGTTAAAAGGCCCTCGAGCTATATTGAAAGGCCCATAACTAAGAGACTCCGTACCTGGCCAAGGAAGTTTTAAGTCCTTGAGGTTGGCACGGGTTAAGGAAGGTAGGGCGTCGAGCAGTTCTTTGGATAGGGTTTCGGGGGAAACACCAGAAGACAGGCGGGTTTGTACGAAGTCTCTTAGTTTGTTGAAATCGGAGGTTTGCACAGTCTACCCTCCACTTTTTAGTCCAGAAATAATTTTTAATTCTACTGCCACTGCGTGAACGATCCGTCGTAAGCTATAATAATTATAACTACTGCAATAATTATTTCCCATAGCCATAATAATATAACCTTTTATAAATACTATATATATTTTATAGCATTTATAAATAAATAATTGGAAATTTATAATTATTTATGTTTATTTTTATATAGCAATATTATATAATAATATTATAATTAAATATAAATTATAAATATTATATTTATATTTTAATTATTTGAGTTTAATTAATTTAAATAATTTGAGTTTAAATTAATAGAGCTTAACGAGAAAGGAGGATGTTTGGTTCTGCCGGTCGTGCAACTTGAAAGGATCTCACTATGTCTAACTTGAAGGATAATGTGACTCTGCAAGTTGTGATTGGCGAAGGTGAGTCGTACAAGCCAGGTACGACCAAGCAGCAGCTCCTGGAGATGAGCCTGGAACTGCAAACCTTCACCAAGGCTGAGTGGCTTGCCAAAGCCAGTGAGCTGTTCGACACGGGCAACGTTGCTTACTCTCGCATTCAGGAGAAGCGCGGCAACATCGGCTGGGGAAAAGCGTGGTTCAATGAGTTCTACAACAAGCACAAGATCTTCAAGATCGCAGAGCTTGACTAACTGACCTAACGCACGACCGGCAGAACCAAGCGTCCTTCGAGCGTGGCCCACACGGGCTGCGCTCTTTTTTATAATCCAAGGAGGCGAGGCTCGACGTAAATCCCTGCGGCGAGGCATGGCTCTAAGCCCTGCGGGCGAGGCTCTACGAATCTCTGCATTGGCAAGGCTATTCATCTGACTCTGTAGCCTGGACCTCGACCACTTGTGGTCTGGTCATGCTGTCTTGTACAAATACGATGTTCTGATTGCCTTTATTGTCGTTCTTCTGGCGCAGCCCTGCGAAGAGTTCGAAGTACAGCCGACGATCACGGTCGGAGCCATGCACTGCCGCGTCTTGCGTAGCATGAAGGACTCGCCCGAAGGACACTGGGATGATCAGCTCTAGAATGAGAAGATTAACAAAGTGGTACATGTATGGCCACTTCTTCTCAATGTCATGCAATTGGGAGCGAGTTAGATCGAGCTTATCACAGATGGTCGCTATACTTTGATCCCATGACGCTCCCCTCACGAGTATTTCAATTATTTTATGAGCCTGGCCCCGACGTAGATGAGTTAGACTAGTGAAGCCACGGTCTAAGATTTGTTTAGCTTGACCTGCAAAGCGTCCAGCCACCATACCATTTAGTGGACAATATTTGGGTTCAGCTCGCATTAATGCCAGGGCTTCTTCGTTTTGCTCTTCACTGAAGTCATCACGTAAAGAGTCTAGCCCATGAGCGTTCGTCTTGACTAATTTAGTACTCATTTTCATAAAGCCATTCTAGCACAAATGCGCACAACATGAAACAGTTATTTAACCTATTTGTCTGACAACAATAAAATAAACCATACAACTACAGAAGTTTATATTTTTATGCGTGTGTGGACGCGAGACTCAAAATTAATTTTGTTGATTCGCTTCGACCTATCTTATACTCCCACGTATAGCCACCTTAAATACCGCAAGAGTGTTTTACTATAATATATAATACTAATATAAGAAGGGTCAGTGTCAGGTGTTCGTGTCTAGCTGGTCGAATCAAATTAAATAAACAAATTAGATCGACGCGAAACGCAAAACGCGCACAATTACGTAAACTCTTTTAAACCATTTATTTAACTAACATGCGGTAATTATGTTTTAATTATGTTCATCTATGTATTTACATTGGCGACTTTTTATTATATAATGTATATATAAATTAAGAAATAACCCGAAATTAATCGGGTTGCTTATAAAGGGGATACTTATGAGCAAAACAAAGATAATAGAGCTACTCGAAAGAGCAGCACTGCGCCTTGATGGGCACGGGCCTGGCGATAGTGTAGACCATGCTAAAGAAGCAAGGTCCTGCATCTATCAAGTCCTGGCGCTAGTCAAGCATCCACACTGCCCTGACAATCAGGGCGAGTCCTGGTTTGACGGCCACACTCCTGAGGAGAGCTAATGAAAGCACCGATTAACTATCCTGCTTGGGTTGAGAGAGCGGCTCTATTAATAGAGCAAGCTTACAAGCAAGCGCCTGACCCTGACGGGCAGCCTAATCAAGATGAGATCATGCGGATCATCCTAGCTGCTCAGTTAGGACTCTCGTGATCAAGCCACCTAAGCGGCATAACACCGCACAATTCATACTCAGGATCTGGGTTGGGGACGACAACAAAGTCCACCTCAACCGAAATGATCTTGTACTACCATACAGGCGCAAGACGTTCTCTAGCCCTGAAGAGCTAGCGTCTTACTTAGCTGATGACTTTAAAGGATTCGGCGAGTCTGAACTCTTTAACGCAGCATACAATTGTTGCAATATGGGCACAGTGGACCCGGACCTGAGCCCAAGAGAGCGACGTGACCTAGATGATTAAACTAAACCTAATCAAGAACCGGTTTGACTCCGGATGCGGAGGTTCGAGGTGGTGCCCGGATATTCCAGGGTTACACCGACGCTTTGACGAGCGTGAGCTCAGGCAGAGGCTCCTTGCTTGGTTTCAGCATCATGGCGAGAAGCATCTCAAAGCACGTAATTACAGTGCTGCACGACTCTTCTTGAACCGCTTGAACGAGAAGATCCATGATAACCAAGACTAAAATCAGTCGCCTTGACGAGCTCAAGGTTGGTGACGCTGTCTTGGTGCTCGGCACAGACAACTGGGGCAACTTCGCTTTCTTCCAAAAGGGCGATGTTGATCCTAACATTGGACACACATACGTTAAAGATACGTATGACCCAGAGGGATACTTTGCTTACACGGGCATCGTATCTCGTATTGGAGAGCAATCCATCGAGCTCAAGCCCAGTGGGTTCGGTTGGGGCGATAGTTCCAAGTTTGCGGTACTCTGGTGCGGGCTGAATGGCGGATGGGCGACCGACGCGTCATACTGTGAGTACCCAGACCTCTACAGAATCGAGCATACATTATGAGATGGACTGTGACAATCAAAGGTGCGGGGGAGACTCACACCAAGACCTTCGAGGATGGGGGTTGGTCCGGCGACCCAAGCAACATGGACGTCTACCACTATAGATAAGATCATCCGAGATCTTGTGTCCTTCAGGGACACCGACAAAGGTATCGTGCACGTCACCATCAAGGCGGAGACATTATGAGCAATGGTGATGCAACCCGTTATGTACGGTTTAAAGGTCACACTGACCTTGCCGACGAAGTTTGGGCCATAGCTCTTGAAGAGTATGGCGACTCAGGCGTGGTAACACGACTTGAGCTCAAACCTACAGACCCTTGGGAGAGACTCCCGGGTGGCGAGTTCAGGATCGTCTTCAAAGACAATGACTTGCCTGGAGCATGGGACTTGTTTGAAGAATTGGAGGACTAATGAGCAAAACAGTTAAGGAGCTCGAGCTTGATCTTGAGCATGAAAAGAAGAAAGTCGCATACTGCAACCGCTTGATTAAGACCATGCAAATCGAGCGAAGTCGGATCCAATGGTTCGCAGTCAGGATCAAGTGCATGTCACAAGACTTCAAACTGCTCTTGGATGGCATCCTGTATAACAGGGATCCTGATGAGGTCGAGAAAAAGCTAATGTTCGTCCCTAGTGAAGATCCAAACATTTACGAGGAGTAACCATGCAAAAGCCAGAAGTCCACACGGTCGTGTACGGCCTAGGGTCCAACGGCCATAACTTCACAGGACCTGGCGACGAGTGCCACTACTGTGGGTACGAGGTCGACGAATGCCTTCGCTACGACTTCAACTGCGAAGCAATGCAACGACTCAACCTAGTCCGAGCCTCCAACAATCTCGTGTCCGAGTTCAAGTTCATCAGAAAGGAGCTCGAATGCCTACGTCAGACCATACGAAACCAATAGACGCAGAAGATGCGGCGAACATTGCTCTTAAAGCAATCCAAGATGCAATGGGTATTACTGAAGGTGACGTCGCAGGACTGTACTTCAGTGATGCGGGACCTAATCCTAAGTGGGATGAGTTCAGGGACATCATCGAAGACTACATGAAGTTTGAGATTGAGTTCCGGGACCTACATAAAGATTGAGCACATTATCCAGGGTTAAGAAGGAGGTGATACAAATGAAACCCGTAAAAGACATGAACAACGTTGAAGCCATCAAGACATTCTTTGAGGGGGATGCGGCTAATATCCCCGGCCGAAAGGTCACCATGACCGAGTTCAAGGACCTTAGCTCTGAGGAACGCGCAGAACTCGCAGACCTGGCTAAGACAGCAATGTCCTAGTCGTCACCCTCACAGGGACCTGAGCAAGTCCTTAAACTGCTCATTTAAGGGGACAGGTATGAAAAACTACGACGAGAGCGACAATCCTTCGAATGGCTGGCGGTGTCCAGAGCTTAATGAAGAACTTCTAACCGAGCGAAAGAAATACATTAAAGAGCTCGAAGCCGAAGGCCAACTAGACCCTGAATGTCTTAGTTGTAAGTCGAACTATCAGACTATTATGGCCACAGGTATGACAGAGTTCGGGCCTCGCCACAAAGCATCTGATTCCTGTGAGTCAGGTAAGCATAAGCATTGCACTTGTGACACCTGTTTTTAAAAAGACAAACATAATTATATACTTTGGCGACCCATTGTGATATAATGGTATTTAAATGAGGAGAAAATGACAATTAAACCAGCGTATGGCCGTAACTATCCCACCAAATCAGCATCCCTTCAAGCCTGGAGGGATGGCAAAGACTTCGACATATGCTCTCCGCCTAACGTTGGTCGTAAGGTCTCAATCAGGGACCTCCAATACATTAAAGAAGACATAACAGTACGGTATAACCACGATCAGGATTGCTTTATAATCCAGGTCGAATAAAGGAGGAAGAACAATGCCATCAATGCACACCATATGGATCAAAGTCCAGAAGAGGCACATCAGTGTCTACAAGGACAAGGAACTGATCAGCTCAGTGGGTACTCAAAAGTATTTGGGCAACCCTGAGGATCAGACTGTCATCGCAACCAAGATCACCGACGCGGTTCGGGAAGCAGGAGAGACATTCGATGCTGAAGATTAAGGTTAACTGCGGTTGCGGCTTTAAAGCAACCAATCTCAATGCTGGTCAGATTCATGCTAATAAGACAAAGCATGAGGTCGAGGCTCACGTGGTCATGACTAAGACTGACCCGTATGATCATCAGGCATTGGATGCCGAGATCCAATCCGAGAACCCACCTCTCAAATCTGGTATCTTAAGAAAACACCAAGTGGACAACTGTTGCCCACATGGTCAACCAGCTCATGAATGTGATGCTTGCGACGTAGCTGGTGACCTAGCATATGATGCAGAACGAGAAAGGCGACTGAAATGAATGAGCTTGATGGACCCGATCCAGTCAAAGAGCTAATGCTCCAAGACAAGGTCGACAAAGAAGCAGAGTACAAAGAACGAGTCAAAGTTCTTGAGGAGCAGATGGCGATCGCAGCCGTAATCTGTTTTGCTGTCAAAGTACCACCAGCCGAAGGTGAGCAAGTAGAAGCGGCTGACAGGATCATCAACATGATCAATGACTTCCTTGCTCGAGGCACAGAGTACATCCGAAAGTGGCCCAAAGCCGCAAAGTTTGATTGATGTACACCCCCGTATGGTACCAACTCTTCCGCCGTAATGGTACGGTGATGGTCCATCTTAGGTTTGCAGATGCTAAACGAAGTATCTGCGGCGAAATAGTTCCTGCAACTCATACTCAACCAGAACCCGCTGATCAAGTTTGCAAGAAATGTAAGCGAAACTACATTGAAGGCATCAAGAACAAGTGTTGGTATCCAATCCATCCAGCAACTTTGGCAAAATAGTTTTTGCTTTGAACCGGTTACGTGATATAATACAGCCATCATACAAAGGAGATCGCACGATGGCAAGCCCCAAAGCTATGAAATTCGAGAAAGACATGCTGAGTCTTGTAGCTAAAGCTAAAGAATTCATTTTGACTTACATTGAAGATCCTGAAGGTCGCATGAACCTTCAAGGGGCCATTAATGATATTTACGACCGAGCCCACGCTGAGCAGCGAAACCTAAGAAAATCTCTTGCCTACTTTCACAACTTGAGTGAGGGCAAAGATGTGTCCGGGTTTGGTGCTAGCGTACAGGAAATTGTTGATGCCAAGGAAAACACTACCAGCTAACATACATCTTGACGTACCATTACTTCGGGCAATCACGGCAATTCGAGTACAACTAGACAATGAGCTTCAAGACAACCCTGGGTTGCCTAATTTTATTGTTGAACTTGACGATGCTCTCGAAGCAGCAGAAGATCACTGGAACGAAACCAAACACCCTGACTTCATCAGGATAAGGGTAAAGTACCATGAAAGCGACTTTATACTATGAACGAAATCAAGATCTACTTAGGTGACGGAGCTTATGCAGCTCAAGGTCGATTTGCTGGTGAGATTGTCCTTACAACAGAGGACGGTTATCGAGCTACTAATACCATTTATCTTGATGCTCATACTCTCAAAGCACTGGACGAGTTTAGGGAAAACTTAAAGGAAATAAAAGATAAATAAAGGTAACAATATCGTTTACATTGGCAAGACAACGTGATAGAATGGTTTTATCAATCGGAAAAATTGCTCACCAACCTTAAGGAGGTATATTATGAGCGAAACTGTTGCTGAAACGCCGACTAAGCAGTCTGACGAGTGCAAGAAAGAAGTTGCACAGTCAGTTGCGGCAATTCGCAAGATGTCAGCTGAGGATGCTCTCACGAAACTTAATGAGTTTCGTTCGATCGAGGGCAAGTCAGAAGTCGATGCTTCGGCGAACGAAGCTTGGGTGAAGAAGAATCTCCGCTACGCAGTTCAGGGAGAGATCTTCGAGAAGCACAACATCGGTGAATCGGCTCGCATTCGAGCGAATCGTGAGGCAACCGAAGCTGAAGATCCGTCCAAAGAGCCGGAGAAGCGTCCGGGTCGTAAGCGGATCAACACGGCAGGATCCTTCATCTTGACTCTCGGTGATCCGCCGAACTTGGGTCGAGAGGGTTCTTGCAAAGGTATCATCCTCAGGACTCTGAACGAAGCTGGTGGTGAGTTTACTTACGATCAGTTCCGAGCGGCTGTTTGCAAGAGTCTTGACTACAACGAGGAGACCGAGACCTTCGGTCGTGAAACTCGTTTTCCCACCATTCAGGCAGCGACCGCTGCTTGGTTCTCCGAACTGAAGAACAAGAACGGTCTTCTTGACCAGGCAGGAGACGCGACGCCCGAGTCGTAAGGGGCCTTGAAGCCGGGAGGGAGCTACCACCTTCCCGGCTTCTTTTTTATGTCGACTGTAAACCTTTTCTTCACAGAAGGAAACTTCCATGGATGCCAAAATTTCTGAAGCCGACGAAAATAAGATGGACGAATTCAGAAAGGAGATTGAGGCTGTCTTCAACAAGTATAATTATGCTGCTGCCCACGTAGCAATTGTTATTAAGCCTGAAGATCCTAAGTGGGACCTCACTAGCGACAGAGCATGGCTTATTGATGATGTTCTTTTTATGTCTAATGACATTAAAGAACTCGCAGAAGCATTCACAGAAAAGAAAGACGTTTCAAAAGAAGATCGAATCAAGTTGATGGATACTTATCACAACATGCTTATTATTTCCAACCGAATGGGACAATATCATGTTGAGACCTACGAAACACTCAAGTCTTACATCTTTGAGCTCACTGAGTCTCTTGGTCTAGATAACAGCCGCATCATTCCGCTAGAGCCTGATACAGAATATCAAGTCTTTACCGAAGCAAGAATTACATATACACTTAAGTATGATTCTAAGCATAGATACTTCGTCAAGCAAATTGATGGCGATGCTACAACCAATGTTATTCCTGAAGATGCTCTATCACTGATTGGCTGTCTCCAGGATGACGGTGTCTTGTTTGGCTTGCAGCATGCTCCTGCGATAAGTACAGGGGACAAGATCATGTTCCAATACTATCCCTTCAACCCTGAAAATGGTATTACGACTGACACGTTCCTTACTGACACAGTGCTTGACGTTATCAAAAGTACCAATATTAATTAACCGGAAACATTATGATATCAATTGTAAACTTATTGTGATATAATAATATCATAATTTGAGGAATATATGACGAAACTGTTACGAGATTTACTACGCGAGGATTACCTACGAGTGATCAAAGCAACCATGGTCGAACAGCACCGTAATAACACAAACCTCGCTCGAGAGACAGGGTTCTCTAAAACTCACATTGGCAATGTCATGAAAGGTTTAGGAAGTGACGATGCTATAGGAGCGGTGTGCCGCGTACTTGGTATCAACATCCGAGATCTATTTAAGGATGACGAACGTGGAAAAGACCAGGATCTGGTTGCAAGCTAATGGTACTATCGGAATCAAAATTGGCAAGGTCCCCATGCGAGAACCTGGTATTGCTGGGTTCGAACTCAATTGGGCACATAAGGCCTTAGTCGAAAAACTTAGTGTTAGACGATTTAACCGACATAATGACATATGGACATGTCCATTCGAGATCTGTCAAGAAATAACTCGAATGTTGCCATTAAATGGCGAAACAGATTGGGACATAAAATTAATAGAACGCTGGGCATCATTAAAGAATCTCAATTTAGATAAGTACGACGGACTCCCGACTCACCCTCAATACAGTCTTGAAGATCTAAAGACTGTACCCCTCATACATCAAGAAAAGTGGTTGAATTATGCTCTCTATTTTAAGACAGTTGCTAACACATGTGAACAGGGTACCGGCAAGTCTAAAATGGGCCTTGATTATCTCACACTTAAGCATGTTCGCTTTGGGCTCATTGTATGCCGTAATAGTAATTGCTATAAGTGGGCTCAAGAGATAGATAAGCATTCAGATTTCAAAGCTGTTGTTCTTAAAGGCACACGTCAAGAGCGACAAGCAAAATTGAAATGGGCCTTTGAACGTAGCTTCAACCATCCAACTCTATGTATTATTAACTATGAGTATTTCGTACCTTTCTTGAAATCCTTAAATCTATTGAAGTGGGAAGCCATAGTTCTTGATGAATCTACAGCAATTAAGTCAACTAGGTCCAAGAGACATAAAGCGATCGTCAAATTTGGGGAAAAGATCAAGTACCGCATGATCATGACTGGTACGCCCCTAGTTAATAACCCGTTAGATGCTTATGGTCAGTTACGTTTTATGAATCCAGGTATCTTAGGTAAGAACTTCAGTTCTTTCCAAAATAGATATTGTGTGATGGGAGGCTTCGGTGGCTATCAAGTTGAAGAATGGGTTAATCTCGACGAACTTTCTGACAAAATGGACTCGCATAGTTTTAGGGTCCTCAAATCCGAATGCCTCGATCTTCCTCCTAAGACCTTTAACCCCTTGGTTCTCGATCCAGATACCGATTTCAAAAAAGGCTACAAGAAAATTGTTGAATCTGTACTGCTCGAGTTGGGGTCGGAATTAAAAGACAACTCATTAGCTATCGTTAAGATGCAGAGGTGTATGCAGTACTGCGATGGCTTCATGTACAACGACTCAGCAACTATGGACTACTCAGAGCACAAGACGCCTAAGATCTCAGAGTTACTTAACTTCATGACCGAACACTACAAGACACATACTAAGTTGATTATATGGTTCGGTTACAGAGCTACAGGAGCAATCTTACAACGTGAGATCGAGCGCAAGTTTGGCGACAAAATAGCCGTTACAATGATGCGAGGTGGGACTGATGCAGTCGCGAGGCAGTGTGCTATAGATGAGTTCAATGTGTCGTCCATTGTTAATAATAAGGAGCGCTGTATGATACTGCAAACCGCTTCATTTATGCACGGGATCGATCTACGATGTTCGACGTCATATTATTACTCAAGAACGTTTAACAATGAAGAATGGCAACAATCACAGGATCGCATACACGGTATAAACCGGGGAGGTGACAAGAGTACTTATTATATAGCCAGGATAGCCGACACAATTGAAGATACAATTGATGCCGCCTTAAACTGGAAGAAGTCAATAAGTGATCTAATCTTACGCGATGGCATTGCCATCAGAAATATTATGGAGGGAGTAAAGTGAAATTTTTCTCTAAAGCTTTTATAACAGGAAGTCGTGCTTATGGCACTCCACGAGAAGATTCTGATTTAGACCTAGCAATTCTTGTGTCTGAAAAGGATCTTAAACAATTAGAAACAATTGCTGATAAAGAACCTGATAAAAAACCAAGATATGATGATCCAACATACGGTAATTCTTTACGATTCGGACAGTTAAATCTTGTATGTATGCTTGATTCAGACGAATATGAACATTGGAAAGAAATAACACAAAAGGTAATTGAAATAAAGCCTGTTACAAGAAAAGAAGCTATTGATGCTATTTGTACAGGAGAACTTCCGCATAAAAAGATTGGGACAACAAGTGCCGAAACTAAGTAACCTACCACCAGGAGTAACTGATCAAATGATCGAAGAGCATGCAACTGCTGGTGACATCGATCTTGAAGAAGAATCTCGACCTATACATGTTGACCCAGCTGAGTCTGACATAGCAATACTTGAGAATCTTAGTACTCAGTATTGTGACGTGTATAATGAAATCGAGGCTCTTGAAAACAAAGTCAAAGATTTAAAGAAGTCCAAAGAAAGTCTAGTACAAACCTTTGTCGAAAAATGCAATGAAGCAGGTCTCGACAAGATCTCAACAGCCAGAGGATCCTTTGCACCAGTTATAGAAGAATGCATTGGTGTTAAAAAGGAACATGAAGAGAGAATCTTTAACCATCTCGAAGCTGTCGGTCTGGGTGCTAGTATTAAGCGATCTGTACACTTTCAGACACTTAACAAGCACTATCGAGCCGGTGAGCTTGAGATGAACGACGACGTTTTGGAAATGTTTAGTACGTGGGAGCGTAAAAAAATTCGTATGAGGAGATCCAAATGACAGAAATGATCAAGTTTGAAGCTGAAGACAAACTGCCAGCAAAAGTACAGGAACAACTAGCTGAAGATGCTAAAGCGAACATGGAGGGTGTCGAGCCTAGATTACCCAAAGTGATTATGCCGACAGGAAGGGGCAAGGACTTTGCAATTGAGAACCATACTGGCGAAGATCTGGAAACCAAAGAATTCACTGGAGTTATCCTCTATCAATCCGCAGCGAACGCTTATTGGTCTGAGCCGTTCGGAGGTGGAGATGCAGTTGTGCCGGACTGTGCTTCGCATGACGGAATTACTCCATCGGATCAGTATGAGAAGATTCAATCTGAGACGTGCGCAAAGTGTAAACATAATCGATTCGGCAGTGCAGTCGATGATTCAGGAAACAAAGCACCTGGAAAAGCTTGCAGGAATGTTAAGAGAATCGTTATCCTCAGATTAGATGATCCTGAGATACCGCTCCTAATGACTGCGCCCCCGTCGTCAATCCCGAGCTTCAATGATTACATGGTACTCTTGAAGAAAAAACAGCGTCCTTACTTCTCAGTTGGTACTAAGTTCAGTATCAAGACTGAAACAAACAAGAAAGGTATTGAGTATCCTCAGGTTCAATTCGAAGTTGCAGGATACATCAATAAAGCTGATACTCTCGATCAGATGAAGGCGACCAGAGAATCTTGGATGGAGATGATTAGGTCGACTATGTTTGATTCAGTTGATGATCAGACAGAATCAGAGCCTACCGTAGATCCCGACAAAGCCGAATACTAAGTAGCAAATGAACCTGCTACTCAACACGCTTGAGAAGTATCTCGAGCTAGAGCAAACTGGTGAGGGTGAGTACATATGTGCTTGCCCTTTCCATGATGATAACAAACCATCGTGCTCTGTCAATACTAAAAAGAGAATATACTTTTGCCATGCATGTAGTGCTAAAGGTAGCATTCTTAAATTCCTGTCTAAAGTTACATCATACGAAGAACATATAATAAAGAACCAGTTAAATGAATTAGCCGATTTAAAAAATGGTCTTCCTGATTTTAATACTCAAGCTTGTATTAAAGCTCTTAATAATAACAAAACCATGCTTAACTACCTCGTTAAAGAACGAGGCTGGTCCCTAGAGATAATTGCAGATATGAAAATCGGTTGGGATACTCGAAGGTCTCGAGTTACAATACCGATCTATAATATCTTTGGAGATCTTTTAAATGTCAGATGCTACAAACCTAAGTCAGGACCAGACGATTATAAAGTACTCAATCTCAGGGGGTTCGGTTCAGGTCGACTGTATGGAGTCGAGTCTTTCAGAGAAGGGAGTACTATTTACGTCTGTGAAGGAGAGCCAGATCGACTTGCAGCAATATCAATTGGCCTTTCCGCCTGTAGCTCTACATCCGGAGCTGGTCACTTTAGCTCTAATTGGGCCTCGTACTTCAAAGGAAGACGGGTGGTCTTGGTGTATGACGGTGACGAAGCAGGAAGGTCTGGTGCTCAAAAAGCTGCTCGAGTTATCTCACAAGCATCACAGTCTTGTAAAATCCTTAAGCTCAAGGAAGGTCAAGACCTCACTGATTATTTACATGACGGTGGAACGAGAGAATCTCTTGAAGCCTTGGTCGAGAAAACTGAAAAGGTGGTGGTCTCGGAAGAAGGCGCAGAACGCGATGATGCAATTTATGAGGTCACCCTCTCGGAAAGCTCGGAACAAGAGTACTTCCACAAAAGAGTAAAGATGAAGGTGATGATTTCAGGTAAAACATTATCGCCTTATCTTGTACCGAAAAAAATTAAGGTTACGTGTTCTTTACCAGGTTTAGGCATGTGCAAAGGATGTAACCTTGCTTTTGACAATGGTGAAAAGGAATTACAATTCGGTTCTAATACAGAAGAAACGTTACAATTAGTTGAAACGTCAGTTGACTCGCACCATAGAATCTATAAAGATAAATGTGGGATCAGCGCAAGATGTAAACTATTTGATGCTGAGATTATAGAAGCACAAAATGTTGAAGAAGCTAAGGTAATTCCTAATCTTGATTTCAGCACCGACGAATCCGAATATGTAATGAGACAAATATTCTATGTAGGACATGGCTTAAGGCCGAATGCTTCATATCAGATCGAAGGTCTCACTTTACCTCATCCAAAAACGCAACAAGTTACGTATCTAGTGGATAAAGCAGAACCACTAGAAGACAGCGTTAACTCGTTCATTTTTACTGAAGAGCTATTAAAAGCGATGAAAGTATTTTGTGTCCAAGATACAAAAGAAACTTGATGACATATATGACGACTTAGAGCATAACGTTACTCGTATATATGAGCGTCAAGAACTAATGCTCATGTACGACTTAGCTTACCACTCTATACTTCAATTTGAATTCATGGGTCAAATGTTGACACGTGGGTGGGTTGAAGTATTGATTGTAGGAGACACACGTTGTGGAAAGACCAAAACCGCTGAACGACTCCTTCAGCATTACCGCGCTGGAGAAATGGGTACAGGGGAGAACACATCAATCGCTGGACTCATTGGAGGAATGCAGCAAATATCTAAACAATGGTCTATTATTTGGGGTAAATTCCCCCGAAATGATAGGAAACTTATCATCATCGACGAGGCTTCAAACATACGGCTTGAGCATATCCCTGACTTCGCAACCATTAGATCAGAGGGAGTGGCCAGGATCACTAAAATTCAGTCGGAACAAACTTACGCTAGAGCAAGAGCGATCTGGGTCTCTAATCCTCGCCCATTGGCATCGAATGAATCAGGATTCGCAATTAGAGATTATGATTACGGTGTACATACAGTTACCGGACTCATTGGTCGACCAGCAGATGTTGCAAGATTCGATGCAGCTACTATTGTCAGTAACGGAGAAGTCAGTCCTGAACGGATTTTCCAAAGCAATAGAGGAAAGAAACCACCACATAAATATACATCCGAACTATCGCATGCACTGGTTCTCTGGGCTTGGAGCCGCAGACCTGATCAAGTCATTATACCTAGAGAGACAGAACAAGAAATTTTTAACCAATCTAAGCGATTAGCAAAGGACTTTCATGAATCCATCCCACTTATCAAGATTGAAGAACTTCCGGAAAAGCTTGCGAGACTTTCTGCTTCCTTGGCGGCCCGTCTATTTAGCAGCAATAATGATACTGATTTGCTGGTACTCCCTGATCATTGTGCCTATATTGCTGATTTCCTTGACCGGACATACAGTAAAAACAGTATGGGATACCGAGCATACTCAGAAAAACTCTTCAAGTCAGAGACCATAGCAGACGTGGATCAGGTTCTTAAGTTGATCCAACCTTATGGCAATGATTTTATTCAAGGTATGCTATCATACAGTATCATACGACAGAATATTATTGAAGACCTTACAGGATTGACTCGAGACCAAGTCCGAGCATTCATCGGGACCCTAGTGAGAAAGAGATGCCTTAGACCAGATCAAGTCTGGTACAAGAAAACAAGTCCTTTCATTAAAATGTTAAAAGATATTGAATCCGGCCGAATTAAGGTCGACGAGGAGGTACCATTTTGAGTCAAGATTGGGTAAAAGACGTAGCACAATTCCATAGACATATTGGTTATCCAGTACGCGTAATGTTTCATTATGAAAACACTCCAAAGAGTCGTACTCGATGTGAGTACATGATGGAAGAAGTCGAGGAGTACGAAGAAGCATTTTACAACGAAGATCCTAATGAAATGGCTGATGCTCTTGCTGACCTTATCTGGTTCGCGATCGGTACGGCACTATTCCATGGCCTTGATCTACGACCAGTGATGGACGAAGTTCATAAGTCAAACATGTCTAAGTCGCCAAATCCTAAGAGCTGGAAAAACTGTGATAAAGGACCTAACTTTAAGAAACCTAACATAGCTAAAGCATTACATGATGGAGATCTTTCAGATGTATAACAAGACCCAACTAGACATAGAGAAAGCCTCAGAACGAGGTATCCTGCACAGGGATTACATAGCACACTGCTTCAGATGGTCTCATGTTATGAAGCATGCTAAGATGGGCATGAGGCTCTTGGACGTAGGCTGTGGTCTTAACACACCTATGGCTATGACATTCTACACTAACAAGTTTCGTCCAGCTTTATATCTAGGTCTGGATATGAGACACAAGTTCAAGTACACGCAAGACGATTTCCCCTTCCCATACAAAACTCAAGGCCACTGGGATTGTACTGACACCATGGCTTGGGTCGATATGTATAGTGAGTTCGGTGAAGAGTGGAACATGGTTACATGTTTCGAAGTACTTGAACATATGCCGAAGGAGAGTGGCCTTGCACTTCTGGAAAATCTTGCTAACTATTGTGGAGGATCTCAGATCTTTCTATCTACGCCCTGCTTTAACGGTAGTAAAGCGGCTAACCACATATACGAGTGGGGTTATCAGGAACTCAAGGAGCAACTAGAGAATGACTTCATTATAGAAGCACATTACGGTACATTTGCAAGTCAGCGAGAGATCAAGCCCTTTATGACTGATAGCGACAGATCTTTATTTGATGTAATGCATAAGTATTACGATAGCAATGTCTTGTCTATTATCTTTGCACCGAAATATCCAAGTCATTCACGGAACTGCATCTGGCAGCTGAGAGTAAAATGATAATCATTGAGGGCATAGATAAGAGTGGTAAGACTACTCTTGCATTCGAACTCAAGAAGATGTTTCCTGAACTTGAGATCAAGAAGTTTGGAGTACCAGATGGTGATCCAATTGCAGGTTACTACGATGAAATTCTCTCAACATTCAAGCCTAAGATTTACGACAGATTCATATACGGCGAGTATCCCTATTCTAAGGTTAAACGTCCTGATCAAGTGTTTATGGATACTAGGTCTTTCATCATGCTGGAGCTTACACTGCTCACGAAACCGCATTTAGTTATCTGGGCTAAACCTTCCGTTGAAACTATTCAAAAGAACTTTCTTAGACTAGGTGATAAATACGTTCAGGATCTAGTCGAACTCATGCACATTTACGAAGAATACGAAAGGATAATGCCAACAAGTATTTGTAATCAGATAACCTTTGATTACGAGGATCCAAAGAATTGGCAGAATATCGCTGACGGCGTACGAGATGCTCTTGACTACAGCATGTGGAGTAGATACGTCGAGTGGCGTGCGAAAGGCATGCCCGGTATTGGGTCCTTATATCCAAAGTACTTGTTCATCTGTGATCGGTTCTCTTTTTACGACATTAACCATAATCCATTCTGGGATGCTGACGGAGAGTACCTTATTGGATCTATCGTTAATGCTGGTATTCCTTTAGATAAATGTCACTTCACTCACGCTATTGGAGCAGAGATGAAGAAAATTTCAGTAGATCAAATCAAGCTCCTTAATCCGACCCATGTTGTAGCTTTAGGAGCATCAGCATGGAATAGCGTAGAGAGTATACAGCCAATCCTTGAAGAAAGTGAAATTAATGTAATGAAAATCCCAGCTCCTGGATGGTGGTTAAGACGAAGAAAAGATGACTTCGAAGAATACGAGGAGGGTCTAAGGTTATCATGTGGAATTTTCGAACCTACTCTGGCGAAGAGGCATTCAATGCCATCCTTAGACGACTGAAGACTGCTAACGTTGTATCACCTAGAGACCTAGGCACAAGGGAGATTCTCAATGTTGCGGTTACCTTCGAGAACATTTATAAACCGCTTGTCACTAATCCTTTTCGTAAGCTCAATTACGCTTTCGCTTTTGCAGAGGTCGGCTGGGTGGCTTCTGGTCGCTCTGATCTTGCTTATCTCATCCCTTTCAATCGACGCATGGCTGAGTTTTCAGACGACGGCGAAACTCTCTCGGGAGCATACGGACCTAGAATCAAAGATCAACTCGAATACGTCTATGATACACTCAGAAAAGATCCGGACTCGAGACAAGCAGTAATTACGATTTGGAAGCCTAGTCCTCAACCGTCTAAAGACATACCATGTACGGTAATGTTACACTTTATTATTCGAGGTGGTAAGTTACATCTCACTACATATATGAGGAGCAACGATATATGGTTAGGATTTCCTTATGATATATTTACTTTCACGTCTATTCTTCGACAGGCGGCGTTTACCCTTAAACAAAAATCAGGTACTTATACTCATATTGTCGGAAGCATGCATTTATACGATCATAACTATAATGATATTGAACCGACTCTTAAGTATTCTGATCCCAAACTAAGAGACTTGGCACTTATGCCTATCATTAATTCAGAACATAGTCTTTGTCGTATGGCAGAATACGAAGGACTGTATCGAGGTCGAGGTGTTGATCCATTTAGTATTCTAGGTCAAACGTTACTCTATAACTACAAGCACAAGAACTATGATTTAATACCTGAACCATTTAAAACTTTACGACGGAGAGCAAAGGAGCTCCATGCCCAACTTAAAGATCGTAAGAAGTAAAGAAGAGTTCGATGACATGATGGAGATTATTCAGTCTCCTGACCATAACATTATAGGAGCTGATACAGAGACCAGTGGTCTTAAGTGGTATAATGCCAAGGTCATTGGTCATTGCTTTGGTTGTCTGTACAAGAAAGAATGGTACGGATTTTATGTACCAGTACGACATGAAATCTCAGCATGTGGTATAGAACCAGTAAATGCTGATGATGTTGATGTAATCGAGTTATTATTAAATGAACTAATCTACGGTGAAGAAGCCATAGCGAAAGTATGGTGGAATAAAAAGTTCGATGTTAACATGCTTCAGAACCATGGCATTGTGTCTAAGAACAACGAAGATGCAATGTTCCTTATGTTCCTACGAAACGAGAACGAGAGAAACCACCAGCTCAAGCATCTAGCTGAGAAATATCTTGGTAAAGAAGCAATAGCTGAGGCTAATACTCTTTATGATTACAATAAGAAATACAAAATCTTTAAAGGCGGAGGAACATATGCTAATGTACCAATTGACATCTTGGGACCCTATGGTGCAAAAGACCCATGTCTTACGCTTGCTCTCTGGAATAAACATAGAAATTTTATCACCCCCGAACAATCCAAGAGTAAGGATGGTCTCCGCCTCTCGATCTATACACATGAGAATTCATTTGCAGGTACCGTTGGAAGACTTGAGCGGCAAGGATTTCCGATTGATCCCGATGTCCTTGAGGATCTAGAGCCTCTTGTTGAAAAACCCCTCTTCAAATTAAAGGAACATCTCGACACGGTAGCTGGTATCGAGTTCAATCCAGAGTCAGACAAAGACGTCCGGATGGTGATGGAAAAACTGGACTTTAAACCTGTTCGAACGACACCTAAGGGTCAAGTGGCTTGGGGTCGTGACGAGCTTATGAGGACTGAAAGTGAAATCGGAGAATGTATCGCTGCGTTTAGAAATCTTAGCACCATCCTTACAAATTACGTCAGAGGACTCCAGGATTGGGTACACCAAGGTAAGATACACTGCTCCTATAATCAAATTGGAGCTCGTACAGGACGAGCGAGTGCTTCAGAACCACCTATGCAAGGTATCCCCAAAAGATATCCCAAGTATACTCGAATTCCTACTTACGTGCAGGAAGGACTTAAATCTGCCATGGGTGTTAGAAGAGCATTCAAAGCACCTGATGGATACTCTATCCTCAGCATTGACCAAAGCCAATTCGAGCTTAGGGGGTTAGATCATTTTGCTAAAGATCCTAAAATGCATGAAGCCTTTATTAAAGGGTACGATGTACATAGCTATGTTGCAGCTATTCTTTTTAATCAGTCATACGAAGAGTTTATGGAGCTCCTCAATTCAGAGGATGTATCTACCAGGCAAAATAGAGACATTACTAAGAACACGAATTTCGGAATCATCTACGGAGCTGGTAAAAAGAGGCTACAAAATCAACTCGCTGGCTCAGGGATCCACCGGTCACTTTCCGAAGTAAGCGCTTTCTATCAGAGGTATATGGAGACGTTCAGTCATGTTAAAGACTTCATCTATCAAGTGCAAAGTACTGTGCGACGAAGAGGTTACGTCTTCAATCACTACGGCCGTCACAAACGTGTACCAGCAAACAAAGCCTATGTCGGAGTTAACTACCTTATACAAGGTCTTACAGCGGATATGCTCAAAGAAGGAATGATGAGGACTGAGCAGGTTATCGGGTACGGAAAGACAAAGCTTATGCTAGCGGTACACGATGAGATCGACTTCCTGCTTCATGATGACGAGCACAAGCTAATACCAGTCCTTAAATCGGTCATGGAAGAGTATCCATGGTTCAATACGCCAGTAGTGGCTGATGTTGAAATTGGTCCTAACTGGGGAGAGATGAGGAAATGGAATGCCAAGTGAACGTAACTTCGTTAAGATGCTGATGACTCAGCTTAAAAAAATACCGAACAGTTGGTGGTACAAAATACCAGATCCTGTTCGGTGTCCTAAGTGCCATGTGTCTGGGCTAGGAAATAAGCGACCTTTCGACATTGTAGGATGTGTCCAAGGTTATTTCATTGCTCTTGAAGCAAAGTCCGGTCCTAAAGCAGTGTGCAGCGATCATCAGACTGCCAACTTGTATTTGGTCCAGGCTGCTAAGGGATACACCGCTGTTATCCATCCTGAGAATTGGCAACGAATAATTACAGACATCCGTAAATACATCAATTTATGAATGACGTAGCACACATCATCTTGTTTATGGCTTACTGCAGGATGAGCGAACATCGTTCAGTTTCAACTCTATTTGTTGTTCGTTTTAAAAATATCGATTAACCCAGTACGCTGGATCATTCGATCACCGAACCAGAAGCCCATGGTTACTAAGTTAAAGTAAAATGCTTGTCTCATGATAAGCATGAAAGACTCAGATTGATCAATAGGTACAGAGAGGAATCTATATGCAAGCCATGACCAAGCTCCGACTAAGAATAGAGTTAGAACAGGCCGAACGAGACCTCGCAGAATCTGAACAAATTTTGTTTGATCAGCAGCGGCGCCTTCGTAAGCTAAAAAGAACTCTCGAAACGCTTGGGATTCTGTTGCGAGAGCCTCAGCCGTCAAAGTTTCTAACTGAAGCCGAAGTTCTTTCTTCCCTAGATGAGAAAGACCGAGATCTTTAACTGAGTCTATGATCTTGGAGGCCACCCCTCCAGCTACTTCGACCGCTGCAGCTTCAACACCGCCACCTTTCAAAAGTTTCCGTTTAAGCCAGCCCATGTTATCTCCTCTCACTAATAACTAGCACAGCTTCGTCATCGGTATCTTCATTCATGAAAGCCATGAAGTCACTGTGAGTGTTACGACTAGCATGAACAGCTAGTCTGTTATCTAGAACCATAAGCTTATTGCCAAGAGCAATACAACCTCTTAACTGATTAGCTTTGTTGGCAGCATGGATCTCGATTGCTGTACGACCAGGGACGTCAAGTACCTTGTAGTTTGGATACGGTGGAGTAGCCTTTCCAAACGTATCTTTAACCATCTTGTATGTGCCTCTAGGGATACACGATACATTAACTTGATTATCCTTCCAGGGTCGTTCGATAGTCAGGCACTTGAAGGACGAACCTACTATCCGTAGTAGACCTATGCACTCGTCATCTGAAAAGTGAATCCGTTCTAGAGTTACTACTTTCATTTCGACCTCTTTGGAAGTTCAGGCAAATCAGCAGAAGGCACAATCCCTTGCTTTTGCTTTGATTTAACAAGATCTCTTAACATATCGCGACGTTCAAAGGTCGAGCGTTCGAAGTTCGCTTTGATATTATGTGGGATAAACTTAGCACCGAACAGTCGACTCACAGCATCGTACGGACGCCTTTCTTCACGGAAACTTGCAACATCAGCAAGACCAAACGAAGCAAGCTGATCAACGTTTCTTAAGAATGGACTTGCTTGTTCAAGCATATACTTCATCTTAGCTGGAAGAGCCCATACCCATTGTTCCGTTTCAGGTTCGTAAATTTGCTTTGCGCCAAGTACGTCAGCAATCTTTATAGCTAGTCGGTTATCATTCTTTTGGATTCCTGATAGCCATTCGATCGGTGCCATCTCGCCTTCGTACTTCTCGATTGGATGACCTGCAAAGATATTGGTATTAGTTATGTACTCAAAAAGAACTTTCCATGGTGCAACAGAACTAACCCAGTCTCTAGGGTCGAAAGCTTTTTGAAGATCCTGGAACGGAAGGTTAGGATTCCAGTATACTGGCGAACCTTTACTTGATTTGAGTGGAGTTTTAACAGCATAGATTTCAGGAAAATATTTCGGAGCCCAACGATCATCATGTTCAGGTGAAGCTCTCTCGAGAGCACTTTTAAATCTCTCGATATTTCCAAACTTTCCAGGCTGCTTCATCATTTGTTCGAATTGCAAAGCAATGTTCTTCCTCATCCACGTATAGAAGGGGAAGATTCGCTTCATGACACCTTTTTCAAATTGAGTAATATCGTTGTAGTCAAACAAGAACTTTTTAGTTCTCATTGCTGCATACGTCTCATTACCAGTACGTACTAGATCATTATAGAAGCCGACTAGACGTGCTTCATTCTCAATAGTACCACCGATCTTTCGACCTACACGGAAGCCAATGTTCTCTTGGCTAGCAGGATTCATTGATCGTCCTAGGACATTCTTTGCATTGACTCGAGCACCGCCAACTTGAGATCGTACTCCAGCAATTGACTTCTGAACTCCTTCGATATCAGAACCAGTCCAACCAGTGCCATAGACGTTATGTCTTTTAGCCATGTCCATGAATTCGTCAAGGCTAATCTTAGCTTTTTGAGGACCGATCTCTATGAAACCAGATTTGCCGCCAAGAGCTTTAACGACATTTTTATGGGCTTCAAAACTAATAGCTCCAGCACCATCTTTAAGATAGAGCTGGTATAAGTTAGACATGAAGTTTCGGCCATGGAAACCTAAGTTAACGTAAGTAGCATGTCCTTTCCAAAGATTAAGAAGTGGATCATAGAACTTAGTGAAGAACTCTTTAGTAGCTTCATCACTAAAGATTGCTTTTGCATACTGTGACAGATACTTCCCAACCTCTTCAGGGATCTGGACCCCATCAAGAAGTTCGTGCTTCATCGTCATGTACCCAGCATCAGTAACTGGAACTGTAGCTTTCTTTACAACGCCATTAATGATCTGAGTTTCTTCACGGAACTGGGAAATAGGTTTTCCCCATTTCTTAGCAATAGTATCAATCATATCAAGTTTGCCATTAGCTTCAAATACATCAATGGCATTCTTAGTTAAAACATTAGCAATGTCATCATCCCAGAGTTTGATACCAAACTTCTTAGCTACTTGATCAGCTAACAATTTAGCTTCATCATGCTGAATTCCTGGGATCTGAATCTTACCTTCACCGGCCATCTTAAGACGTTCAACTACATCTAGTGGACTGTCAAGACGTCTGAGTTCAGGAATATCGTAGAGCTTTAAATGTTTTTCTCCACGTTCGACACGTAGATTTTTAAGAGCATTTCTAACTCTCTCAGGACTTACTAAGCTTTTTTGTTTAAATGCAGCATTAATAAGACCTTTCCATTCCTTCGCAAAATCATAACCTTTCATTACTCGTTCATACTGTTTTGGACTAAGATTAGTAAGTCGAGGGTGCTGTGAAGTAAGGATCTCTACTTGTTCGTCCCAAGTTCGAGATTCTTGTTGAAGTGTCTTCTTGCTTAGAGGTTTAAAAGCTTCGTCATAGTTATAGATTACCCCGTAGTGATGTGTACTATTAGATACAAGAGCAGTAGCTCTTCTATGGGTATTAATATTAAAGTTTGTAACTGCTTCTCGTTCAACAGATGACAGGTGACTAAGGTCACTTTGAAAATAGCCGCCCTGTTTGTATGACTTAACTACACCTGCATCTTTTAATTCTTGAAACAGTTTAAGATATGCTTTTTCAACATTTTCAGCAGATGTATTTCTTAATCTAAGAACATTTCCAAAGTTTTCGACCTGCTTAGTAAGAAATCCACCTGCACCAGCAGCACTGTTAATGTTTTCGCTGTGAGCCATAATATAATTTTGCTCTAAAAGAGCTGGATCGTACAGAGCAGCTTCTTCTCTTGGTTTCTTAAGAAGAGCTAATTGTCTTTCTTCAGACGTTATCGGAAGACGAAGAGAACCAGGTGTTCTTGTAGTTACATTTTGACTTGAAGGAACCCTTGCCGCTATATCATCAAAGCGACCAGCGTCCATAGCAACAGCTACGCCAGAGTACTGATGAATCATTAAGTTAGAGCCATGAGTATCACCCATAATGATACCATGCTTGGAAACATTGTTTATAGTTTTCCAGACACTACTCATAACTTTAGAAACATCTGTTACTAGTTCAGATTCATTTGCATAGTTTCTGGCTCTAGCTATGCGACTGCCATAAATTTCGGTTAGAGTTTTACCTGGAATAAACTTCTTAACAAGAACAGCTTGCGGAAGATCTTTGGCATGAATTGGAGTATCTTTAACTGATTTATACCATTGAGATTTAGACATAGCTTGTTCGCCAGCTTTTGTGGCATCTCTTTGGTGAAGCCAGTAACCACCTTCAATAGCAGTATACTTTGATTCTCCAGTTAACAATATAGGAGGACTTTGATTAGGAACTCCGCTAACACCTGGTCGGCCGATAGCATCATCGAAATGATAGTACCGATCAAACACTCGACCTTCAGATCCAAAGAACTCACTAGCACGACTGTTAGGAGCAACGTCCGAAAGTCGTCGCCAAACAACCTGACCTCCAGCACTGTAGGGTGCATTGCCCATTTTACGCATCATGTGAAATTCGTTCATGATGGTATTAGATGTCCACTTTGAAATACCTACAGCCTTTTCTCCAAACCTTCGGCCTTTAATATTTTGTATTCCTCGAGACATACTAGGCGAAGTGGGAAGTTTAATTACCCAATCACCAAACTTGAAGTTAACAAATCGTTTCTCAAATTTAGCATGCAAAACTGATTGAAAGATTGGCTTCATGTAGTCAATCTCAGCCAGACGTTTAGGCAAAACAACTTCGCCATATGCTCCTGAACCTAAATGTGTTTGGCCCTTTCCGCCACCAGGACGCATGAAAGCTAAATCATCGCCATGACCATACTTGAAAGCTTCAGCCATCGTTTCGAAGTATAGATCAACTAAGTCGTTAGCATGCTCTTCGGTGAGTTTCGTTCCTTGTTCGTAGTAATCCATGTTAATGTCAGCCCAAACTTCATCTTGGGTCTGACGGAGTTTAACAAAGTGCTTACCACCGATTTTAGTCGGATCATCGAGGAGTTCTTCGATAATCTCCCGTTCTTCAGGAGTTGCCATCTTAGCGAACTCACGACCTTTTTCTTTAAGTCTATGAAACTCCTGCATGTTACCAGCACGAAGAGCATCATGCATTTCCTTGAGCTCAGGCCACTTCTTCATCGTAGAGTAAAACGGTACAAATGCTTTACCGAACCACATCTTAACTGGTTTACCTAACTGTCCGATTGCTGTTCCAGCTAGCGACTCGCTCATCTTATTTAAGATAGATTGAGTTGCATCAATGTCGTCGATTCTTTGAACGATGCCGCCAGGCGTAAGACCTGTACCTTTAAGTCCAAGTTTTTGACCGGCACTCTCGGCTAAGTCCCCAATACTCTTTCCGCCGATCCGTGGTACCCAATGTTGATATCTAAGACCGTGCGGCAAGAGCCTTGTTCCGATCTTAGTTTTGTTAGCAATTTCAGTTACTAGAGCATGAATAGCTGCATCTTCTCCGACTTTATCAATAGCAACGTTTAGAGCTTTCTTACCCCAGTTGCCAAGCACCTTACGAAGATCATCAGCAGTCATATCAATCGTAGTTCTTGATCCTAGTTTCTTGAATCCTTGTCCAGTAAGGGCAGCTTTGAGACCAGTTTGAGCAGTGCTAATACCTTTAAAACCTTTAATAGCTGACTGAACTCCAGCTCTGGCTGCACCGCTAGCTCCTAGCGTAAACCATGTCAAGGGATCGAGAAGAATATCACCACCTAGAGTGGTCATGAACTTCAATCCAGGACTATCTTGAAGCATATTGTACTTGTCGAGAATATCTCCTACGGAGTGTTCTTCCTTAAGAATCAGACCTCTGTAGAAATTTTTGAGGGCATCTTCTCCACCATAACCATCGAGAATTCCTTTGAGTCCTCCGACTACAGCGAATTGACCACGTTGGAGTTCCACGAGCATTTCAAGTGGATTGTACCATGCTCGCTCAGGTGCTTCAACTGGAGGAACATCTTGATCGAATTCACTAAGCATTCCTTCAAGTCTAAGATTTTCTTGAAGAGCTCTAGACACTGCCATACGGTGTCGGCCAAAACCAGGAGTTTCAACAGGTGGGTTTGCAGCATCATACTCTTTATAAAGACGATCTATATCCGGAATAAACCGACCGTACTCATCAGTTTCTCCATGAACTTCAGTTGGAGCTTGTGGGCGTCCTTCGATCCGATCAAAGAAAGATCCTGCCCGACCGGTTACCGTACGAGGACGATTAGGATTTACTCGATCATCTTGTTTTTCTTCAATTGTATCAAGAAAAGATTTTGATTGTGGCATTAGTTTCCACCACGTAGCATATCGTACTTGTCACCTGTATCAGGTAAGCCCATTTCAATTGCTTGTTCCTTAGTGATCCAATTACGATCTAACAGTCGTCTAATCTCATCTAGACGCTTAGCGGCTTGTTCTTCAGTTTCAGCTCCTCTGCGAGCATCAAGGTTTTCAAGATACCGAGCAAAAGTTTTAGGTCTGTAGATCTTTAATGCGACAACATAAACATCTGGTAATGTTCCAGTATTAAATTGTTCAGTTAATGTATTAATTTTTGCTTTGGCTTTTTCTGGATCTGCTGCGCTTTCAGGATCAGTATCCATATCGTTTAAAGCACCTCTCATTTGATCATCAGTATAATCACCTTGCATAACTTGTTTACGACGACTTGAAAGTTTTCTTCCTATTGGAGTTTCTTCATTCGAAGATTGTCCTTTAACGATATCGATAATAGTGTCAACATCTAAAAGTTCTCGAGGTTGAGCTGGAGATCCAGGAGGTAAATCTTGTAACGAATCATTATACAAGCGTGCTTCGAAATTGTACGCTTCTACTACAGGAGCAGCTCGTTTCCTAACTTTTTCGTAAAGAACATCTTCGTACGCTAGAAGATCGTCATAAGTATAATCTCCGCCCCAAGGAGCTCTGCCCTCTTTCATAAGAAGTTCATCAACATCTGCAACAATATCGGAAGTACGAGTAAACACTCCGCCAGGACTTGACGGAATATCTTTCTCAGCATTAGCTTTTCTTGCTGCTGCGGTTGCTTGAGCTCTAGTCGTTCGACCAGCTTCTCGATCTCCGTAGATCTCTTCCATAGCTCGGTTATGACGTTCAGTTTCGATATCAGCAGCACCTTCAGTTCCTGGGCGATTAGGAGCTACAAGGTCAAGAAATGCATCTCGGCCTTCTCTTTGTTGTTTTGCTTGTTCACCTTCGCGAGCAAGTTCATGAGTCTTCTGTTCTTCTTCAAAACGATCACGATCCATTTGGTTCTTGATTTCCATTTGGAGATTCTTTTGACGCTCTATTCTATTACGCTCTTGCCCACGAGCATCTTCAGTCTCAGCTTTGTATCGTTCGAGAGCTAGGCCCTGCTGTTGGAGTTCTTCCATACGAGCTTGCTTAGCCATCTCTTGCTTTTCAGTTCGTAGTCGGTACCGTGCTTGCTGATTAAACCAGTTGGCATATGCAGCACCTTGGACCGCTCCTCGCATATCAAAACCCATGATTAACCTCCGCTCGTAGGATAAGCATCGGTTGTAGGACTCTGATCATAAGGATTTGGAGGAGGACTTGTATGTTCCATACTCCAAATATTATAGTCACTGATAGTCTCACCAGGCTGTACACCTGTTGCGGGACCATTATTACCATCTTGACGACCAGCCATCCAGTTTTCGTACACCCCGCTAAGACTTTGACCGATCATTTGATTAGTCATATTCTGGTCATTAATAGAGTTCCAATAATTTTGAGTTGCTATTTGAGCATACATTGGATTCTTGTTAGCAAGAGCCATTAAGATGTTTTCACCTCGAGCTCGCTGCTGATCTTTCATTTGAGAATCAAGTGCCTCAATTTGATTGTAAGCAGTATTGAGACCCTCAGAGAACTGATTCGCTGCATAGTAATCTTGTCTTGCTTTAGTACCACCAGCTTGATCTAGGCCAGATCTTGCGAAATTAGTTTCTCGTTGGCGTTCGAGCATTTGGTGACCACCAGAGAACACATCACGCGATGTATTCCTCATTGCTCTCTTGCCTTCGGCTCCAATACCGTATGGATTATCGATAAGACGTTGGCCTTGGCCGTAAGCTCTTTCAGCAGCCATGCCATAGATATGAGCATAAGGATCTTGATAACCCTTACGTCGGCCCATCATACCACCAAGTAACGAACCGCCAACTGAAATTAAAGCTCCTGCCACAGCTGGTGCTATTGCTAGAGTCAAATCATTAGAACTTGGAATGAATAGTTGAAGGACATTCCCAACAAGGAGTGCAGAGAAGGCCCAATCAATAAGATTAAGTTTCTTCATACTGGTTGAAACCCTCCAAATGAACTGTCAAGATAAACCATTATATACTGTCCAGAAACAGCCACAGCTGACGATGCAGGTGGTCCAGTGCCTGAAGTACTTGAATCAGCAGTACATCGAACTTGTACATTATTTAAATTAAAATCACCCGTGACTGGCAATTGGAATATAAATGTATCAGTATCATCATAAGTTTCATTAGTTAAACCTATAGATTGCGATGTACCAGGAACAGTATTCCATCCAGAGCCATAATTGTATTCAATTATGGTATCAGCATCAGCAAAGTCTGGAGCTCCTGGAGCTCCGGTAACTTCTAAATCTACAGTCCAAGTAATAATAAGATTGATCTTATGATAATTAGTAAAAAGTGCACTATCCCAACCTAAAGTTGAAACGTCATTATCCGGATCAGTAGGACTTGGAGAAGAAGCAGTAGCACTATGTGATCCAGGATCTCCGCCTGTTGGCCATACTTTAGTAGGCATTATTGCGGAACCTTTTGTGTAACTTTAAGAATAACTGAAACGTCAGAGCCTGCTACTCCTGAACCGATCTGATCGACATCAACAGTAAGAACATCACCAGCAGCTAATGACGTAATGTTCAGTGCTGCTCCACCTGAATCTTCAGTTGATCCTGCATTGATTTGAGGTTCAGTACTAAACAAAGACCCTGTACCAACCAGGTTAATGTCGATAATAAGAGCAGTTACTGTAGGAGCCGTTTTGCAACGAAGTTCTACACCAGTAATTGTAAGATTACATGTTGCCTCATATTCAAAGGATACGTTAGTATCCACAGCCATGGTACCGCCAAGGCCCCAGAAGAACTGGCCCTTAACTCCGTTGATAGTTTCTGCCACTAGAGCAGAACCATTAACTTTGTTAGCTGTTGTTATTGTTGCTAGTTTTGTATCGACGAGACCAGCCGAAGCATTGAAGTTCTCGTCTTTAAGATCAAATAACTTTGAATTAATAAGTGAAAGGTTACTATTCATATCAGCTGATTTAATTACCGTACCAGCTGAAAAGACGATAAGACTTAGTGCCATTTTAAATCACCAAATAGATATCTGCTTCGCAAGGAGCTGAAGCTCGTAAATAAATGTTTCCTGCAGTCCATGGAGTATCTCCCTTCCAAATACGAACATCAGCACTTGGAAATGCTGGAATGGCCGATATCGGTACTGCACCAGCTTTATGCGGAATATCTAAATCAAGAGTTGCATGAGCTGAAGTGAAAGTTGCTGTTACCTTTAATCTGAAAAATCTTTCAGTTTTCTGATCCCATCGACTTCGATCATCTTCATCTCTAGTTACTCGACGATCAGTAGGTTTATGAGTCGCTAACCGGCGTTCAGTCCATTCTTCAGGGATAGCCATTATCTTCTATCTCCTGCAGGTGGCATTGGAGTATACCGAACTCTTGTTCTTAAGATTTCCCATGGCTCTGCACCATTTTCAGTACTGTATCCGATAGAAATGTACCGAAATTGCAGTTTCTTTAATCCGACTTTGATCGTAGTAAAAGTATCTCCAGCAAATCTTGCACTATCCCAAAGTGTACCGATATCGTCCCAAGTATCGTCGCCGATAGATAGACTTATATTTTCGGTAAATGATGGTCCAAGATCGCCATCGATGTAAATAGAAACAATAAGTGGAAAATCTCCTTGAGGGATAAGATCAATTTCAAGGAATCTTCCTAACTTTAAATGTCTCCATTCAAGATTATTCCAAGAAGTAATATACTCACCTTTAAAGTCTCCTCCAAGATAAGTATCTCCATCTTCAACGATGAATGTAAATCCACCATCAGAAGCATCTGCTCTGGATTCGCCTCCTACGACTTCTTCGATAGCAGTAGTACTATTAGTTCTTGTAGTTAACGATCCGCAGTAAAATGGTTCTCGAATATGCCAACTATTTGCCCAAGCATCAAAAATAAGTAAAGCATTATTTTCAGATGCTCCATTAACAGGACAAGATAGCATGTATTTTTTAGTACTATACGAGTATTCAGCATGACTTTTATGAGCAAAGTTATGGTTAAACTGATAATCAGGATCTTTACCTGTAAAGATTGGCTCCAGTTCTCTAGCGATAGGATATGCATCTTGTTCATCATACATGTGAATACCATGCTGAGACAAGAAAAAGAGAACATCTCCACCAGTTGGTAAATCAACGTTCTGAATTGTATTCTGTGCTATGCATCCAATACCATCTGTTACTTGCTTACGAGTAAACAGTCCTGGTGATCCTATCCACGAGTGCATGGACTTTCTTTTAAACACTGTAAGATGATTTAACCGACCTAATCCTGTAATGGCTTGACCATCACCTGGCGAAATTGGTTCGTAGTTAAACGCTCCAAAAGCTTCTGCTGTTAGAGGTCTTGAGTAAATAAGATTAAAGTCATCTTTAACAAAACCGTAAAGACTGCCGTTATATTCAGTGAATCCTGTCATTCCATCTGGAGGTACTTCATTTTCTTCTTGTAGACGTTCTCCTAACGCCTCATCTGCAACGTTATCTGTCCAAATAGTTGTTGTATTATCAGCAAGTTCTTTTAAAAAATAGTAAACTGAATTACCAGCTCCGTTTTGAGTACGATAGATACGGCGACGACCGCCATTAGTATCATTAATATTTTGCTTATTATCACTATTAACAGCAATTAAAGTAAGATCGATTTGCTTAGCTGCTACATTTATTTCAGTTGAAGCAGGACTAGCATTGGATTCAGAACCAGTTTCGGAGTTGTAGAAAGTGTACTTATATGACCAAACACCAGTGAGAGCTCCGACACCGCCATCAGCAACACCGCAAGCTACTGTAGGAGCTTTAACACCAAGTTCCCAACCATTAGCTGATGTAACTGTTTTATAAATGTAAATTGGAGCATTTACACCATCAGCAAATATACAAAGATTTGCATAAATGTAAAAATATGGGACAACGCTAGATGCTACAGTAGGATTTGTTGGAGTTATATCAGTGGCAACTCCAGTTGAATAGTTAATCTTGTAAAGTTTACCATTGTCACAATAAACTATAAAGGATCTTGTACTATCATTTTGATTGTACTCAATCATACCTGTAACACGAGGATTAGAGGTAAGTTGAGTTCCATTGATCTTTGACGGTCCTTCGGCTTTACGAATAGAACCAAGAATACCAACGTCGATGAAATTAGCTACCCGAGCAAATTGAGGAGGTACACGTGTTTGAGAGTCCTTGAGGTCAAGGCCTACTCCACCTGGAAACTCATAAACTTTCTCAGGTAATACCTTCCGCGTAGCCATAATTACCGCCTGTAGCGAACAATGTACTCAGGAGCAGTTCCTGCGATATCTGCATAGATACCATTTTCACATCTAACATTATCTAAATTAAAGTTTAAAGATGCGCCTGCCGCAAGTACAGGACTTTTAAAAATCGCTGTTCCGCTAGCTGCGGATGCATTATCGTATAAAATTAACTGGACATTGCCAGATCCAGAATCATGCACATCAACACCCACAGCATGTGCAGGCTGATCACTGATTACAGCATCTATTGCCTTTACTCCAGATGAATAGACCTCGGAATCTCGAAATCCTTGCGCTACAGGAACTTGAGTAGGATTTACTCCATCTCCTACTAACGGACCAGTATACGTATCAGCCATTAGTACAATCCTCCCATGAAACGAACTTGTTTCGGATTATGTTTTACTCTAGGTGTAATAGTATTGATTAGTCTACCGAGAAGCAGGTTATACTGTCCCTCGTCAATTGCTGGTTCTTTAACTGCTTTACGCAATCTATTAGCAGCACCGATCTCAAGGATCTCATGAAATGTAATTGGAAACTGTGGAACATCATCATCAGCACTAAGAGGAGTGCACTGAAAAACGTAAGTAAGTCGAAGATTATTTGAACCTATAGCAGGATTCGGAGTAAGATAATAGTCATTTCCAACTAAGTAATAATAAATACTGTTATTAGTATAAAGCCAAGATCGTTGGTTTTTGAACTCGTTTCTTCGATGAACAGAAATCTTAGGTACAGGTTCCCAATCATTATCAGATGCAGGAACTTTGTACTCAATTATCAGTAACTTAGCTAAATCTGATGGTAGTGCATAGTTATCATCTTCAATACCGGTTGTTGAAGTTATTGCAATTTTACCGAAAAACTCGTCGTCCTTCATGTTAACTTCATTCTGGACGAATTCGTATTCTCGGTTAATCATCGAGTCTACTTCAGTATCAGTAAACGTTGCTCCAGATGCTTCTAACAAACGGAGTAACGTATTATTTCTTACTTCAAGTAATGTTGACATTCATCACCTATCGTAATCCTAAGCGGACCATAGAAAACGAATCAAATTGTAAAGTTGTTTCCCATTTTGGATCTGGATGATCTTGCGGACCTATATAATCCCCTAAACCCCAGACAAGAACATCAGTTCGACCAGGAATAACAGTAAAACTGTATTCAAACCATGGAGGTACGGGATCAAGCGGTATGTTTGTTGCTAGAAATGGAGTTAACGTTAACCGACCTTCAGTAAGAGTAAGATAATCAAGTCTTACTTCTTCGATTTGTGCATCATCGTCAACGTCATGTAATGATGTTGGATCTGTATATGGGAATAATCCTACACGAAATTGAACAAGATCAAGTGCCCATGTTGAAGGATCTCCTGAATACTGAGAAGCTACAGTACAACGTACTCGAAAAGAGACACGGTGATGGTCATTCTCAGTTCCGACAGCAAGATTAAACCTCTGACCAAATCGACCGTTAGCTACTCCTGGAGTACGATCCCATTCAGCATCTTGTATCCATAAACCATGATATGCATCGAGTACTGTTTCGCGATCAGCTCGTGCGGATCTTTCCCAGTTACCAGGATCTTCAGGAAGTCCTAACTCAAAGCTTGGATCAGCAAGCAAGTTGATTTGATTACTAGCATCTTGATACGTATTACTTGGAGGAATATAAGCAATATCTTCTGGATTTGACCAGATTCGTTTATAGTAAACTACAGCAATTTCTTCTAAAAGCCAAGGTGGTTTTTTACGGTAGAAGGTTAAGTCCACCCAAGATCTTGGAATAGACGTTTTAACTTCAAGATGAGCCCAACCATGACCTCGAGAGCTCGAAACAAAATCTTGTACAGGATCACCGAACGCATCAAGTCCGTAAAAGAATCTTCCTAGAAGTTGACTTGCTGCTCCAGTACTTGATTTAATTTCATGGACATTTAACTTTTTAAAGAAATATCTTGGTCGAGGATAACTTAAAGTCGTATCACCAACATTATATTCAGGATCTTGAACCCATTTTCTTTCCCATACGACTTGTCTATGATCATCTCCAGTTAAGAAAATTATTTCATTGAACCGAGATGACTCATCGACCCACTTTAAAAAATTATTTCTTTCAGCTTTACTATATAAACCTTGTGAATCTCGAGCAGAGTTACCAACATTACCTGCAACTTCGTAATTGTCGGCCATTGTTCCGCCACAAGTAACAATTAAAATATCTGCTTGATCTTGATTATCAAGAATAGTTCGCTTTAACCATTTAACTTGTTCATCACCCCATGATTTATTATTATAGAACTGATACGGTTCGTCGAAGTGCGAAGGATCTCCCCAATATATTGATGACCCTTCAGATCCTGGATTTGCTTCTTTATTCCATCGGCTATCAGTACCGATTATAAGAGCATTACCAATGACTTTATAGAACTGGATTCCTCCTCCGCCATCAGTATCTGGATCAGGTCCTGGAGTATTAATAAACCAAGCAGTTTTACGGGTGTTCTTAAAAGAAACAAATGGCTCGCCGGGATCCATACCGTATGAGTTATTACCCATAAAATCCCAGTCATCCCAGATTAAGTCACATGGAATATACCTTAATAGATTCCGCATATGAGGCATATCATTTATGACAGCGGGCCAAACTGTAAGGTCACCCAAACCTGTTAACGTATCACCTAGCATTAAACCATAAACAGGTTGAGTTGGATTTTCATTTCGCTTATTGAGAGCATGCTGATAATTAATATCTTCTTCTTCATTAGAACCGATATGTGGATGAAGATCATTAAGAATATAGATATCAAAGTCTTCTTCTCTAGAAGATGGCATTGTTACAAAATCAAAAGGACCATGCTCAACAGTACCGTCATTAATTTTATAAGCATACCGAGTATTAGGATCTAATCCAGTAAGCTTATAAGTAATTTGATTGTCTCTACTTCCTAATGAACCTGAAGTAGTTTTTGTTGTACCTGGAAAGCCGACGTCGTATGGAGTGTACTCAATATTGAAACTCTTTCCAGTTGCATCCATCTGGCCCCAGATTTTAATTGATGTTTGAGTAACATCTCCTAAAACCGGACCAGTTATCATTTCAGGATCTGAACCACCTTCGATAAGGCCCTTAAAGAGATCTCCAATAAAGGAGATCGCACCAGCAAAGGTCTTTAAGGTCTTTTTAGTAACACCTCCAATAAAGGAGACTGCTCCAGCTAGAGGTTTTCGAGTTTGCTTAATTACATCACCTGAAAAAGTTATTGCTCCGGAAAAAGATCTGAACGCTGTTAATACTCTAGCATAAGCACCACTAAACGTCATAGCACCTGCTAAAGTCTTTAAGGTCTTTTTAGTTACGCTTCCAGAAAATGTAATTGCTCCTGCAAGAACTTTGACCACTAACTTAATCTTTGTTACATCACCAACAAAGGTTATCGCTCCTGCTAGTGGTTTAAGAGTTTTCTTAACTACAGAACCTGAAAAGGTTATTGCTCCTGCAAAAGCTCTTACGAATGTTCCGACTTTCGAAACTATTCCTACAAACGTAATTGCTCCAGCTAAAGACTTAAGAGTATTTTTAGTTACGGAACCTGTAAATGTAATTGCTCCTGCAAAAGCTCGTACAAATGTTTTTGAAAGAGCAAGAGCACCGGCAAATGTAATAGCACCCGCTAAAGGTTTAAGAGTTTCTTTAGCAACAGTACCAATGAACGTAATTGCTCCAGCAAGAGCTCTTACAAATGTAGCGGCTTTAGCGAATCCGCCTGCAAATGTTATTGAACCAGCAAAATCTTTATCAGTTTCCTTTGCAATAGCTCCTGTAAAAGTTATTGCTCCAGCATGTGATTCGAAGTATGTTGTGCCACCAGCTTCGTCAACTGTGATTGTTGGTGTTTCTGTATAATTGTCAAGTGTACCAGCAGCGACTACGACGCGAAGTAGGATTTCATCTGCATCAGTTACATCACCTGATACAATAGTTAAGCAATACTCGGCCTCGGTGGATTCCGACAGAATCGATGTATTGCCGGTGGACGTTCCGGGATCTTCAACGCCATCGCTCGCAACGAACGACCCGTCACCAATCACCTGGGTTGTTGCATCACTGTTCGTGTACTGACTGGAGTTTTCGATCTGGATAACGCTTGATGCAAGTCCTACAGGTGTCCAGCCGCCGCCTTCATGGTTGTACTCCAGGGAAAACTGATTGTTCTTCGAATCACCGC